GGTCAGCTGGGAAATTACCTACATGGGCAAGAGGGAGACCGTGACTGCGGAGCAGATCACTCCGGAGCTGCTGCAGAAGGCCCGGGATTATGACCGGGTACGCAGCGCATACGACGAAACCAGGCCCATGATGGATCTGTTCAGCACGTTTGCCAACAAGGCAGGCATGAACACCAAGGATTATATCGCGCATCTGCGTGCCCAGGCCAAGCAGTCCGAAGGGCTGAGCGAAGCGGAGGCCCGGCGGTCTGTGGAGCTGGAAGACCGGGAGGCCGCTATTGCCGCAAGGGAAGATGCGGAGGCCCAGCGTCGGAACGCAGCGGAACAGATCGATGCGGCGAAGAAAAGCGCAGAAGCCCGCCGGGAGGCGGATATTGCGGAATTTAAACAAACATTCCCCGACGCGGCGAAGGACCCAAAAACGATCCCGCCCCAGGTATGGGCAGAGGTCCGCAATGGCAGTACCCTTGTGGCCGCCTATGGAAAATACGCGCTTGCCCAGGAACGGGCGGCGCGCCTGGCGGCGGAAGGGAAAGCCGCTGTGGCAACCAAAAATCATGACAACGCGGCACGATCCACCGGCAGCATGAAAAGCGCTGGCGGAGAGATCCAGTCACGCGATCCGTTTCTGGAGGGCTGGGACAGCTGATATTTAGGCTTTCTCCTTTGCGTCGGGCCGACAAGAAAGAGAGGATTTTATGGCAGTAAATTACACAACCAAGTATTCGTCCAAAATTGCGGAGCGGTTTCACCTTGGGTCTCTGACCGACTCCGCCTGCGGACACGACTACGACTTCGTAGGTGCCAAAACCATCAAGGTCTACTCCGTGGATGTTGCGCCCCTGAACGATTTCAACCGGACTGCCGCCAGCAACCGCTTCGGCGCTGTGGCGAATCTGGGCGACACCGTTCAGGAGATGACCTGCACCCAGGACAAGAGCTTCACCTTCGCCATCGACGCCGGGGACCAGACGGACCAGGCCATTGACAAAGCGGCCGGCAAGGCCCTGCGGCGCCAGATCGACGAGGTCATCATCCCCACCATGGACAAGTACCGCCTTGCCAAGTGGGCCGCCGGTGCCGGGAACGAATTTACGCCCGAGGCGGCTGTGACCAAGAACACCATTCTGGGCAACCTGATTGACGCCAACTCCCTGGCGACGGAAGATCTGGTGCCGGTGGAAAGCCGCACCATGTTTATCAGCGTGGCGTGGTACAAGCTGCTGATCCAGGCGGACGCGATCCTGGCTCTGGAAGGTACTGGCGTCAAGGCCATCACCAAAGGCGCTGCCGGCATGATCGATCACTGCGTGCTCAAGCCCGTACCCACCAGCTGGATGCCGGAGGGCGTGGGCGCCATCATTAAGTACAAGGGCTGCAGCGTCGATCCCGTGAAGCTGCGGCAGTATGACGTGCTGCAGAAGGTTCAGGGCTTCAGCGGACCCGTGGTCCAGGGCAGAGTCTATTATGACTCCTTTGTGCTGGACGCAAAGAAGGATGGCATTGTGGTTGTCAAGACCGTGGCATAACAAAAGCAAAAGGCCCCCTCGCCAATGTTCGGGGGGGCCTGTCTTCAATCTGCCGGAACAGGTGAGCGCATGGCTTATAAGAAACACAACAACAACGGCGCAGTTCGCATTGACATGGGGGATCTGAACCCAAAGCAGAAACAGTTTTGCCAGTCCCGGACGCGGTACACCGCCTACGGAGGCGCCCGGGGCGGAGGAAAGACCCACGTCCTGCGGCTGAAGGCCTTTGGCGGTGCGTTGACCTATCCCGGTATCCGTATCCTGATCGTCCGACGTGAGTATCCGGAGCTGGAGCAGAACATCATACTGCCTATGCGGAAGATGATCCCAATAGAGATTGCCAGCTACAACGGCTCCATGCGCATGTTCTTCTTTGTCAACGGGTCCATCATCAAGTTTGGACACTACGGGCCAAACGACGATGACGAATACCAGGGCATTGAGTACGACTGGATCTTCATTGAGGAGGCCACTCAGTTTACAGAGCGCCAGTTTCGCACCCTGGGCGCGGATCTGCGCGGTGTAAACAGCATTCCGAAACGGATGTATCTTACCTGCAACCCCGGCGGCGTTGGTCACATGTGGGTGAAGCGGCTGTTTATTGACCGGGAATATCGCGAAAACGAACGGGCGGAGGACTACAGCTTTATCCATGCGACGGTAGACGACAACCCCCAGCTTTTGAAGGCGTCTCCCGAGTATGTGCAGATGCTGGACTTGCTGCCGGAGGACATCCGCCGCGCCCACCGCTACGGCGACTGGGACGCCCTGGCTGGTACGTTTTTCCCAGAGTTTCGGCGGGAGACTCACGTGATCGCGCCTTTTGTCCGTGTCCCGGCAGAGTGGAAAAAGTACCGGGTCTTCGACTACGGACTGGATATGCTGGCGTGCCTGTGGATTGCCGTGGATTTTGACGGTCGGTGCTATGTGTACCGGGAGGTGCAGCAGTCGGACTTAATCGTATCCGCCGCGGCAAATCTGATGCTGGATCTGACGCCCACCTGCGAACATATCGAGGCTACCATCGCGCCGCCGGACCTGTGGAACAGGCAGAAAGACAGCGGACGAAGCATGGCGGAACTGTTTGCGGAAAACGGACTGGGACTGCTGCGGGCCAGCAATAACCGTGTTCAGGGCTGGATGGCGCTGAAGGAATTGCTCAAGCCCATGCGGTCAGACGAGGACCGGCCCGGTCTTCTGGTGACACAGGAATGCAAGGGTCTGATCCGCAACCTGTCTGCTATTCAGCATGACGAAAAGAATCCGTCAGACTGCGCTACAGATCCCCACGACATTACGCACATTGTGGACGCCATCCGCTATTTTGCCGTCACACGGACGCTGACGGCGGAGCGTGCGGAAGCTCGGGAAGCATACGACGATGCAGACGCCGCCGTTGACTATGACGAGGCCATGACCGGCGGAGAAATGAGCGAAGCATATCTGTCCTATGGAGGTGGTTGAAAATGGCCCAGCTTGCGGCAAACAACGAAATCAGCGTTTTAAAGATCCGGGAATTTTTGGGCCTGAACGAGAATCCCGACGGGGACACCAACCTGAAAACCGGCGAGCTGTCGGAAATGCGGAATTTCAAAATCACGCCGGACCTTCACCTACAGATCCGTCCCGGAACAAGGACGCTTCTGCGCCTGCGGGACGCCTGGGATCTCTGGGTTTTGGAACACGGGACTGAGACTGCAGATCCGCACTTCTGCGGCGCCTGGCACGGCCTGGTCAACAAAGAGGCTCACATGATTGCCGCGTTTGGCGGCGTTTTGTTTGATGTGGATATCGCGCGATCTGCCATGACGCCGGTCGGAACCTGCACGCAGGACGACACCTTCTTCTTTGGATTTGGCAGCAAGGTGTATTTGCTGAACGGGCACGAGTACATGAGCTGGGACGGCGCCGCTGATACGCAGTTTCAGGAGGTGGAGGGCTATATCCCCACCGTCCAGACAGGAACCAGTCCCGCAGGGCTGGGGACATTGCTGGAAAACGTAAACCGGCTGACTGGCAAACGAAAGGTGAAATTCAGCCCTGACGGGACGGCCACGGAGTTTTTTCTGCCGGATGAGGCGGATGAAGTCGTGGAAGTGGAAGGGACGGACAAGACCTGGTCGCTGGACACCAGCAACAAAAAGAAGGTCAAATTTACTTCCGCCCCCGCCGCCGGTGTCAACTCTCTGGTCATCATTTACCGGAAGGGAGACGGGGAGCGCGCGCAAGTGACCGCCATGCGGTTTGCCGAGTTTTTCAACGGGGCGACAGACACGCGAGTGTTCCTCTACGGGGATGGGAGCAACAAGACCATCTACAGCGGCAACGACCTGGACAACGGTGTTCCCAGCGCGGAGTATTTCCCGGACCTCTACGAGGCACAGGTGGGAGACGAGAATACCCCCATTACTGCCATGATTCGGCACTACTCCCGCCTTCTGGTGTTCAAGACCGCCTCCGCATGGTCCATCGACTATTCTGTAACCACAACGGCTTCCGGCGTGGTAGTTCCATCGTTCTATGTGACCACAGTGAACCGGCAATACGGCAACGAGGCGCCCGGGCAGGTCCAGCTCCTGGAGAATAATCCCCTGACGCTGGACGGAAAGGCAGTCTTTCAATGGAAGCCCACCGCCACAGGCAATATCACGGCGGACAACCGAAACGCCAGCCGAATCTCCGACCGGGCGCAAAGCATTCTGGACGGGTTAAACCTGTCCGGAATTAAGACCTTTAACAGCAAGACTCTGAAGGAATACTGGTTTTTTGACGGAGAAAAAGCCCTGATTCTGAACTACGCCAACGACACCTGGTATCTGTACACCAACATGCCCTTTGTACAGATGCTGGAGGTGGAGGATCAGATCTATGGATTTTCCGCAGATGGCCGCGTGATCCATGTGGACCGGGCCTACCGCAACGATGACGGCGCAGACATTGACGCCTATGCCGCTACCGGGTCCATGAGCTTTGACCGCAGCTGGCTTTTAAAATACAGCCCCATGATCTTTGTGACCATCAAGCCGGAGGGCGGCGCCCGGATTACCGTCACAGTAGAAAGCAACAAGCGAAGTGACTACCCGGAAAAGCTGGTTTCAGCGGGACTTGCCACCTTTGCAAACGTGGATTTTTCACACTTTTCCTTTGGCACCAACCGCAAGCCCAAGGTAAAGCGTGTGAAAATGAAGGTCAAAAAGGCAACGTTTTACAAGCTGATCTTCAAAAGCCTGTCGGCCTCCGCCACCGCCACGGTGCTGGAGACAGACATCCGGCTTAGATATACCGGCAACGTAAAGTGAGGGATCAAAAGATGGCAAAAATGACGCCCCAGCAGATGACAACCGAGTATGAAGCCGGGTTGCAGTTCAACAACGGCATTGAGCTGTACGATTG